GTGCATGAACCCAGTGAATCTCACATGCAGCAAGCTGTGCAGCAATTGAAACTTGAACTTGAAAGCATATCACACGAACCCAATCCAGATCTTGGATACCATGCAATTGATGCTGTGATGCAACGCATTTGTAGCAGTTACCACTGCAGTGTACCACAGTTGCACGACAGCTTTGTTGATGCAGTGGGCATGACACCCGACGACTGGGCGGCCACACAATATTATTACATGAGCAACCAGCGTTCGGTGCATGACCAACCACAACAGTTGAACGAAGCCATGTATCACGGACGCAGGGTACAGCTGAACAAACCACAGCGCGGTGGCAAGAAAAAGTTTTTTGTGTATGTGCGAGATCCCAAGACCGGCAATATCAAGCGTGTGAGCTTTGGTGACAAAAACATGGAAATCAAACGAGACGATCCCCAGCGTCGAGCCAGTTATCGTGCCAGACATGGCTGCGGCACTGCTCGTGCCAGTGATCGAACCCGTGCTGAATATTGGAGCTGTAGAATGTGGGGTACCAAAAGTGTGTCCAACATTCTACGAGGCAAATAGCACATGAAACTGCTGGATGTTATTTCAACAGATGCTGTTGGTCACAATCCCACCACTGTGGCAGTGTTCCCAGGAAGATTTCAACCATTTCATCGCGGACATGCCATGGTATTTGAATACCTGCAGCATCAATATGGCGATCATGCATACATAGCAACCAGCAACACAATGGGACCCAACAGTCCATTTTCTTTTGATGAAAAGAAAGAATTGGCTGCAGCAGCAGGAGTCGATGCCAATCGAATTGTGTACACCCGCAGGCCATATCAGCCACATGAACTGTTGCAGTATTATCAAGCTGGTCAGGACCGTTTGGTCATGGCACTCAGCTACAAAGATCATGACAGATTCAAATTCACTGCTGGATCATATTTTCAGCCCTGGCATGAAGACACTGCGATGTTGCCTTTCAACCAACATGCATACATCATGGCAGTGCCCACTGTGGATTTCATGGTTGGTGGACAAGCGTTGCGGTCAGCAACTGCCATACGCAATTTTTATGCCATTGCCACAGATAGTCAACGCTGGCGCATAATCAACGATCTTTATGGACATCGAGATCCCAAGATCAAACACTTGTTTGATCGCAAACTTGCAATCTAACTTTTGCATTGCACACAATAAATACTCAAGCATATGATACCAAGAGAATACCATGACCAGCAATGCATACTCGATCACTTACGAATGGTCATTTCCGGCACTGGAAGTGAGACCAAATATTTTCAATTTTACCGACTCAGTTTGTGCGGTACATTGGAACTTAGCCGGCACCGACACACTGGGCAACAGCGTGTTTAGCATGGGCACTGTGCCCATTCCAGATCCCACCAGTGCTAGTGATGCATTTATTCCCTACGAAAACTTAACCAAAGCCATAATCATTGAATGGGTCACCAATGAACTTGATGTGCCAGCTGTTGAACAAGATATTGTGTCGCGTATCAATAGCATCATTAATCCGACACAAGTGGTTCTAGCACCACCTTTCAGCCAATAGGTAGCACACATATGGCACGCAGGCTTGATGAAATGTTGCGCAAGGTACACGGCAAATGGGCCTTGGTCAGTCGTCGTGATCCAAGCCGTGTGCTGCAATACTATCATGGACTGCATGATCAAAAACCCAGTGCAGCATGGGCTAGCAAAGTGGAAAGGCGGGTACATGCTGCACAGGCTCAAGGTAGATCTCAACTGAACGAATTGTTTGATAAACCCTTGCCAGTCAAATGGCACAGTATTAGAAACGGTCAACGAGGAGATTTTGTACTAACTGTTACTGATCCCAGCACTGGCAAAGAAACAGTTCATGATTATGAACTGGAAATTTACTACAGTGATGAATATAACATAGATCAAAACATAATAATTTCTCCAACACGCATGAACAGCTTTATCAGGCAACATAAAAAACAAGGTCTAATAGTAAGTTTTAGTCGTTGGATAAATGATAATCATAACGAGTATGATCTAACTGGTGATCTAGGGCCTGCGGCTGCTCAAGTATTGGCCACAGTGATTCACCATGTGGTCAGGTTTGTTAAAGATACAAATACCACCTGGATTACATTTACCGGCAGCGGTGAAAGCAGGCGCAAACTTTATCAATTACTAGCCAAAAGAGTGTCTGCTCAAATGGGTTGGGTCAGTAGACAATGTAGAATAGGCGACAGCGACACTGCTCAATTCATGGCATGGACGCCTGCACTTGATCATGAGTATTGGCAGGGATGTCATCCAATCGTTCAACCCATACCGGGTACTGCTCAATTTGAATCTCATGTGCATGTGGAGGAATCCATAAACACTGCCTATCCCTGGACCTGGCAGTATCAAGAACCGCGCATGTACACTGCCAACTTCACCACAAGAGACAATGACACGATCGAATTCAAAGCCTATCGTGATCTATTGGGTACCAACAGATCATGGGAAATATATTTTGATGCCAATAGATCATATGAGCTTACCAAACGCAACGATGCTCGTCGCATACTGGCCACCATAGTGGACATCATGCTGGACTTGGTTCGTCAGACCAATATTGATATCATGTATTTCACTGCCATGGAACCCAATCGTTTTCGAGTATATCATCAATTGGCTAAAAAATTCAGCAATAGAACAGACTATCAGGTCATCACTGAAAGAAAACTTTTGCGCAAAATTGATCCTACCCTGGCCAGCGAAGGTGTTATTGCTGTGTGTAAACCTGCAGTGTTGCAGTCTATTGGCACAGTGATGGAATCATTTGACTCCACATACAGCTGGCAGTGGACTCAGCAGGAAGTATATTGTTGGAAAACTGAGTTCACCACACGCAATCATGACGTCATACGTTTCATGGCATTTGACGAAACCCACTATGGAATGCCCAACACCTGGAGTATTGAATTTAAATCCAATGGTGCATACGAACTCACTCACATGCATGACATTCAAGTCTTGAGCACCATTATCAGCATTGCGAGAAGTTTTGTTCAAGCCAAAACACCAGAATTGTTGGTGTTCACTGCCACGCATCGACGCATCAAGCTGTACATGCGAATAATCGATCGATTGATAAATGATTTTGAATATGTGCAGGTGCACGACCGACACATATTGAAACATCTGCAGCTTGATGACCAAAGCACTGTGGTGTTGGCACATGAACCTGTTTATCGTCAACTGCTGGACACTGTGGCATTGCTGGAATCCAGAGAACACACACATGAATGGCATTGGGCCAGCAGTGCTGAAAAAAACTTAGTTGCAGAGTTTTGCACAGAGGATCATGGCACAGTACAAGTGCACTTTGATCGCACCATTGAATTGCGCGACGGTGTCAATGTGCCCACATGGCGCATCAATTTTTTAAGAGACGGTCATCAACACATTGCATCAAGAGGCAATGCTGCAATCATGTTTGACACCATCAGCAGCATACTGGATGCATTTGTTGGCAGATTTGAACATGCACCCATGCATTTGGCATTTGTAGCATACGAGCCTGCCAAGCGAGAATTGTATCGACAACTTGTTGAAACATTTGCAGAAAATAATGGATATTCTATAGAAATAGCCGGTGCGCATCAATTTAATCTTGACCAGCAGGATTGACAACCACATGCGGTGTATGCTATTGTATACACATGCTCGAATTAGAAAACCAGATCATAAGCTACACAGTTGAACCAGAACTTCTGGACGATCATGTGGATTTCACACATGGCGGACTGACCATGTTTGACATGGATGACACCCTTGTTACCAGTCAGGCACACATATTGGTTGTGGACAAGCAGGGACAACTGCTGCAGAGACTGCACAGCACCAACTATCGCAGTTATCAACTGCAGCCGGGCGAACGATTTTCATATGAAGAATTTTCCAGCAGTGAAGTGTTCAAGGCCACCAGCCAACCCATTGAGCGCATGGTGTCTCGTGCATGTGAAATACTGCATCACATTGCACATCGTCCCCGGAGTCAAGTGATAATACTGACTGCTCGCAGTGACTTTGACAATAACCTTGTGTTTTTGCAAAGCTTGGCTGCACATGGCATTGACACCAACAAGATTCATGTGGAGTTTGCTGGCAACCTCACTTGTCCAGCCCCTGAAGCCAAGGCACGCATCACATCCAGATATCTCAACAGTGGCAAGTTTGATCGTGTGCGATTGATCGATGATCATGTGGACAATCTTGTGGCATTTCTCCGGCTACAACCACTGTATCCACATGTGCGGTTTTCAGCATATCTTGTGCTGGGTGATGGAGACATACAGCCGTATGGCATCACTGCTGACATCTAATAAATATGCAGTAACTAACTCACCTGTACCAGTCTCATGCTCATCACAATTGGCAATTTATATGATAGATTTTTCAGCGTAAGTGGCATTTCCACATCAACAGATGCTGCAGTATGGAGTACAGCAGTTGAAGGACCGTTTGCTCCCTATGTGCGGGCTGCTAGCCTGGCTGGAGTTCAAGGGCTGTATGCAGCAGGCAGCAGTGTGGGCACTGCTGCAGTCAGCAACGACCTGCACACATGGCGCACAGGCACAATTGCCAGTGATGGGAATTTCATTGCCAACAGCATGGTTCGAGCAAATGGTATATTTCTAGCAGCTGGCATGCACAAATATACCATGCCCAATGGTCCCTATCGGTCCTTGGATGAAGCAGCTGAAATATACTTGAGTGAGTCGGCAGAACCCAACACATGGCGCTTGGTGTTCAGCGAATTCATCACCAACAGTGTGTTTTATAACATACACTACACCAACGGCATGTGGATAGCTGTGGGACAAGCAAATGGTGTGGGTATCATACACTACAGTTTGGACAATGCATACTCTTGGGTGCGAGTCACAGTGCCTGCGGATATCACTGTGATCACCGATGTTGCAGTGTACAACGGTGTGTACTATTTCAGTGCCAATGGCCTGATACTGTATACCAATGATTTGGTATCACCCACATGGCAACGCAGCAGTCAGCTGGATCAAGATCGCAACAACACCATCACTGCAATTGCCAGCAATGGCCTGGGACAATTGGTGGCAACCAACAGTCATGGCATCTACAGCAGTCAGGATCTCTTGACCTGGAGCAGCTATCCATTTCGAGGCTATAACTTCAAAAGTCCAATCTATTACCGCAATACATGGACAGTGGGCTGCTATACCAATCTCAGTGAGTACACCTATTTCCGCAGTATAGATTCTATCAACTGGACTGGCGGCAACAACGGCATACACGATCAAGCATTTCTTGTGGTCTAGCAAGAGCAAATTGACTTTGCCTCCTGGTGGGTGGCATATTTTGTTACAGCTAGTATTTTTAATAGGAAAAACACCATGTCCATAAATTCGTTAAATGCAGACGATCGAGCTCGTCTCAAGAACTTGATTGACAGTGCAATCACTGCCATGCACGATGTTGCGGCCATCAAGGAAGGCCTCAAAGAAACAGTCACTGCAGTGAGTGAAGAACTGGAAATTGACAAAAAGGTTCTAAACAAGGCCATTCGCATTGCATTCAAGCTGAGCCAAAATCAAAACGACTTGGAATCAGCCAGACAAGAACTTGACAATGCCGAGCAGGTGCTGCTGGGTGCAGGACAAAAGATATAGCCGCATGTTGCAAAACATAATCAGCGGCTGGGTGCATGACTGGCGCTGTCACCGAGTGCAATTCATACTGGAAATCACAGGTACCTTGTGCTCAATGACAGCCAGTCTCATGCTGGCTGCCACATCAATCAACATCATGATAATTTTTTCCACATGGTTGGTGGGCAGCACAGCATTGGCAGTGTCAAATCACATGAGAAAAAGCTACTGGATGTTTTTGCTCATGAGCTTTTATACTGTGATCAACATTGTTGGTCTTTATAATCACTTGCACTAAAATACACATATACCAGTTGGAGATACTGTATTGAGTTATATTGACGCTGTGTTGGAAAAAGACAAGAACCGTATATTGGTGGTGGAAAGAACTGTTGGCGGACAACGCAAAATAGTGGAATATACCACCAAGTATGAAGCCTATTGGCCTGATCCCAGAGGCAAGTACAACAGCATCTATCCCAATGTCAAGTTGAACCGATTAACTGAAACCAATGGCAGCAAGTTTCAAAAAGAAGTGCGCATGCTGCAGGGGCGTGTACACGAAGCAGACATCAATCCAGTGTTTAGATGTTTGTATGAAAACTATCGCGACAAGCCACTGGAAAACTTGCACATTGGATTTTTGGACATTGAAACGGACTTTGATCCAGTGCTGGGATTTTCTTCCACAGAAGAAGCATTCAGTCCCATTACTGCCATCACTGTGTATTGCACATGGTTAGAGCGTAACTTTACCTTGGTGTGCAAACCCAAGACCTTGAGTGTCAAACAAGCACAAAGCATTGTGGATGAATTTGAAGACACAGTGTTGTGTGCTGATGAAAAAAGCCTGTTGGAAGCATTTCTTGTGCTGATTGAAGATGCAGACATCTTGAGCGGATGGAACAGCGAGGGATATGATATGCCCTATATCCACAATCGCATACTCAAGATCCTGGGTCGTGATGAAACTCGCAAACTGTGCTTGTGCGGCAAACTGCCCAAAAAGCGCGAGTACGAACAGTATGGTAAAATGCAAATCACCTGGGACATTGTGGGACGAGTGCACTTGGACTACCTGCAACTGTATCGCAAACACACATATCACGAGATGCACAGTTATCGCTTGGACTTTGTGGGTGAATATGAAGTGGGTGAAAAGAAGATTCACTATGAAGGCACATTGGACCATCTCTACAACAACGACTTCAAAAAGTTTATCGAGTACAACCGACAGGACGTCATGCTCTTGGTTAAACTGGACAACAAACTCAAGTTTATTGAACTCAGCAGCAACCTTGCGCATGACAACTCGGTGCTGTTCAACACCACCATGGGTGCAGTGGCACTAATTGACCAAGCCATTGTGAATGCTGCATGGGAAAAAGAACTCAAGGTTCCGGTGCGCAAACGAGACCAAAATCAAGGTCAACAGGAAGTGGATTTTGAACAAGAACTGTATGGTCAGTTTGACATGGTGGATGATGACGACAACGATGATGAAATACGAGCCAAGATCACAGGTGTGGCTGGAGCATATGTTGCACAGCCGCAGGTGGGACTGCATGATTGGATAGGCACCATGGACATCAACAGTCTATATCCCAGTGCAATTCGTGCACTGAACATGAGTCCAGAATCCATTGTGGGACAGCTGAGGCTCACTGCCACCAACAGCTTGATTTTCAGTCGCATGAAATTGGACAAGGCAACATTTGCTGCAGCATGGGGTGACCAATTTGGCACCATTGAATATAGACAGGTGATGGGTCAGGACGACACAACCATCACCATTGATTTTGAAGATGGCAGTGAACTCACTGTGCCGGCTGTGGATGTGTACAACATGATATTTGACAAAAAGAGTGATCTCATACTGAGTGCCAATGGCACCATGTACAACAAGAGCAAGGTGGGTATCATACCGGGTCTGCTGGCAGAATGGTACAGTGGTAGAAAAGTCATGCAAAAAGAATCCAAGAAATATGCACAAATGGCTGACGAACACAGGGATCAACCAGAAAAATATCAAGAGTATAAAAAGCTGGCAGCATACTGGGATCAAAGACAGCTGATAAGAAAAATTCTCTTGAACTCCACATATGGAGCACTGGGCAATGCTGGATCTAGATGGTTCGATGCCCGGCTGGCACAAAGTACCACACTCACTGGCAGATGCATTGCCAAGCACATGCACTCCAAAACCAATGAAATCATTGCTGGCACATATGACCACACAGGTCCAGCAATCATATATGGTGACACAGACTCCTCCATGTTTTCTGCATACAAAATCATGCGATCCATGCCCGAATTTGCCGACTTTGAGTGGACCAAGGAAAACATCACCAATCTCTATGATCAAATCACTGACATTGTGAACAACAGCTTTAGTGATTTCATGCAGGTTGCATTCAATTGCACTGCAGATCAGGGATCAGTTATACGTGCTGGTAGAGAGCTGTGCGCAATCAAGGGTTTGTTTATCACCAAGAAACGCTATGCTGTGTTGGTGTATGACAAGGAAGGCAAGCGCAAGGATCAAAATGGTGCTGCAGGTGAAATCAAGGCCATGGGCTTGGATCTCAAGCGCAGCGACACACCCAAGCCAGTGCAAGAATTCTTGAACCAAGTGCTGGAAAAAGTGTTGACCACATATGATCAAGCTGAAATACAGGACTATATCAAGAACTTTAGAGATCAATTTCGTGATTGGGATCCCTGGCACATGGGATCACCCAAGCGTGTGAACAATCTCACACGCTATCAGGGCATACTGGCAGAAATGCGAGACATTGACTTGAAAAATCGTGCATACAGTGGTAGAAAAACCATTCCCGGACATGTGATGGCCAGTTTGAACTGGAATCAATTGAGAACAGTGTACAATGATCATTACAGTATAAAAATACAAGATGGTGCCAAGGTCATTGTGTGCAAGCTGCGCAACAACACACATGGTATCAACAGCATTGCATACCCAGTGGATGAAATGCAGTTGCCCGATTGGTTCAAGAGGTTGCCATTTGATCGAGAAGCCATGGAAGCAGCACTTATTGACAAAAAACTTAAAAATCTATTGTCGGTGCTGGATCTAGACATCAGTGACAAAAATGACACGACATTTAATCAGCTGTTCACATTTTGACATTGCTGTGGCATATCTTGTAAAATCTAACAACGCATTTGGAATGGAACACACATGACTACCAAGAGTACCACTAACACTGCACTGTACACTGCTGAAGAACTGCGTCAACTGTTTGAAGCATTGCATGCAGCTCCCGGTTATATCAGCAAGAGATTTATCTTGCAGCATCTCTGTGGTTGGAGCGAAGACATGATAAAGAACAACCAGCAGATGAAACAGCAAGAACTCGATGCAAGCAAAACTGGCGATCGAGTCAAGGGATACACATCGTAATTTTCAAAAGGAACCATCATGACTAACACAATTACCATCAAGAGCGCAGTGCAAGACTTGGTCAAGAACATTTCGTCCACTGGGTTTTTTGACAAGATCAAAATCACAGCCACCAACCAACAGGTGCTGATCGAAGCACTGGAAAGAGAAAAGGAAGTGGTGTTCAAGGGCGAAATCAACAAGCCAGTGGACAATCTTGTGGGCGAATTTGGCTTGAGCAATCTTGGACTGCTGGGACACATCATCAACGACAGCGATTTCAACAATGCTGACAGCACACTGGCAGTCAATTATGAAACACGCAACGCACAATCTGTGCCAGTGGAACTTGCGTACAAGAACCGCAACAGCAGTGAAATAGTTTATCGTTTCATGAGCACACAGCTGGTACCACCACAACCCAAGTTCATTGAACCCAAGTGGGATGTGACCATTACTCCCAGCAAGACCAGTGTGCAGCAGTTTACCTGGGCGGCCAATGGCTTGAGCAGCTATGAACAATACTTTATTCCCAAGATTGTCAATCAAGAACTCAAGTTTTTCATTGGTGATGACACTGCAGCCAACCAACGAGGTGCAGTGCTGTTTGCCAGCAACACTGCTGGCAAGCTGGATGGCAAGCACAAGTGGAAGATATCTCATCTACTGAGTGTGCTCAAGCTTGCTGACAACACTGACTGCAGCATGAGCTTTAGCAATCAGGGTGTGATACAAGTCACCATCAACACTGGACTGGGTGTGTACAAGTATATCTTTTTGGCCAAGGCAGTCTAAACATGACCAACTCAATTGATCTAAACAAGTACAGTCAGTTTGTTGGCACAGTGACCAGCAAAGAAAGTAATGATCTCACTGCATTTATGAATCGGCTTGATCGGCTGGATGGCAACTATGAGTTGTTTGATGGAGAAACTGAGATGCGTCACGGTCCAAATATCAATGTTCCGCTGCTGATCACTGCAGCACTGGGTCTAGGCAGCGAGTCCGGCGAATTTCAAGAGATAGTCAAGAAACTGCTGTTTCAAGGCAAGCCACTCACTGAAGAAAATCACTTTCACATGACGCGTGAATTAGGAGACATCATGTGGTATTGGATCAATGCATGTCGTGCACTGGAGCTTGATCCAAATCAAGTCATTGCTGAAAATGTGCGCAAGTTAGAAAGCCGTTATCCGGGAGGCACATTTGACCCATATTACAGTGAACATCGACAACAGGGAGATGTATAATCGCAATCAAATCATGTGTAACAGAAAAGAAATTTCCAGGGGGCAGCATGCAATATCATGAATCCACACTTACTTTTGCCAATAAAGAAATTGTTATAAAGATGCAAAGGGTAGAGGACGACACACTGTTCCCTGCCAACATCAAATGGCATATTGACCACATGCTCACATCCAACAATCAGGCTGCCATGATGTTTGAACAATGCACAGTTGCTGAAACATGGATCATGCACAAATGCCAAGAGCTGTGGCCCAACCGAGCAGTTGTGGTTTCAATCCACCCACTCTAGGCAGTATCAACCCATTACAATACAAGGACAACACCATGACCACAGAATCAACCAAAGAACGACCACGTGCTGTGTTCAGCACCATGGACATTGACATGATCAAACAGCTGATCACAGACAAGCTGAATTCAAACACAGCAACTGAAGATGAGTCAACCAAGTTGAGTGCACTATATCATAGACTTAGGAGAGTATCATGAGCCATCAACAGCGCATTGAAAACATTCAACGTAGAATCCGTGAGTTTCAGAATCAAATCAAAAATAATCCTCTATCCGAAATTGAGTTGCAGCAAGCAGAAAGATCTGTTGTACAACTTGAAACATTAGTTACTCAACTCGAAGCAACTTATATTGACGAATCTCCTGCAGACAAGCCACAATTGATTGAAGATATACGAGGCGGGAAAACCATATGAGTGATGAGATTCACGGCGAAGTCCAAATTAACGATGGTACAGGCCGGGCCCTTAAATATACCTTTACTAAAGAAGTAATAGATGGATTAATCAAGCAAGGGATTGATGTCCAAAAAGAAATTGAACAAGCATTAACACTTGCACTAGAAGAAGAAAATATTATACAAAACAACCAAGGCAAACAAACACTATGACACAAAAGACATTCGTATATTGTACCTTTCAAAAAGAAGGTTATCACTATTTCCCTGGCGCGGATAAAAATCCATTATATGCTACCGGCGATGATTATGACGTATCTCATTTAGGATATCGGCATATGCATTATTTTAATTTTAAAGTTTGGGTACAAGTTACGCACAACAATAGAGACATTGAATTCATTCAGCTTCGGCGTTGGATTGAAAAGCAATACGGTGATGGAGTTTTAGAAATAGACCACAGATCTTGCGAAATGCTTGCAGAAGATCTTTATGATAAACTTTCTGAAAAATATCCTGGTATGGAAATCAGAATTGACGTAAGTGAAGAAGGGGTCAACGGCGCATACGTTGAATTTCTCCCATAATTTCATTTTTATTCAGTTGACATAGTTAAATAATATGCTATGTTAACTGACGGGAAAGGATACGATCATGAGACAGGATCTTAACAAACTGCTGTGCGAACGCGAGCGTTTTCGTTCCCGGGATCACTACAAGAACTATCGCAAGCTCAAAAAGTTCAATGCCAAAACTGACGAAGATGATTCTGGTCGGCCTGCTCTTGAAGGCATGCGTATTCGTTATGGTTGGGACCGCAAACAGTTCAATGAAAACCTCAATCCTCTCAAGGGCATTCTTCGCAAGGCTGTGGGCAGTCCCTGGGACAAATTCTACAGCGACCTCTGTAAAACTTTTGACATGCACAGCGTGATCAATCAACACATTCTTCAACACCTCTATGATTATATCTGCGTAGACAGTGTCAAGATCAGCGACGATGGTGAGACTTGGGTGTGTCATCATCTCTGGAGTCGCTACGAACTGCTGCAGGATAGCTATTTCTTGTACTATGTTGATCCTCGCGATGGAATCATCAAGACTAACACCAATTACAAGACCCATCGGCAGCGCAATCGAGAGATTAATCTTCAGCGTGCTGAACATCGCAGAAAAAACAATGTCTGGATTGATAGAAAGAACATCCTGCATCAGATCGAGGGTGTTTGGTATCACTACACCTTGGAACCTGTTCCCGAAGGTCGTATCATCTATGTCAAACCGCATGGAAAAGAAGTTTTCAAGGACAGGCGAGGACGAGATGTAAGCTGGGAAAATCTTGACCATCTGTTGAAGGTTAGTCAGGGACACGCAGAGTTTGAAGGTAATGCTGCGTTTGATCTCTATACTGAACAAACTGTGTACACCAATAACAATCGCGTGTTTGCTCGGTCTGGAGATACTATTCGATTCAATAATGATTACTATCATGCTACCAAAAAGACTGCAAGCCACAAAACTTTGAAAAAGGTTGGACTGGCCGAGTAATAGTATTTGACTCGAAGAAAATGTCTGTAATCTAGAATTCTTTTTTGTGCATGTAGGCATCATGCATGAATGCAGATACAAAATGAAAAGACAACATCTTCCAGACATTTTCATAAATTTTTGACTATCCTCTGCAGTACCATGTATAATAAGCAGTACGTGTAAGAGGAAATACAATGTCTTTTAGAAAACTGGGTTATGTGTGTTTGGAAAAATATGAAGGTCGCTATACCTTGCAATTGCAAGAGTGGAACGAACAGGTGTTTCAACGCCGCGGTATTGATTATGTTGTGGTTGATGGTGAAACACTGGACACCAGTCAAAGCATTGTGACTGGCCAAGTACTGGACGCACATGGTAGAAGCTATTTCTCACTCACACAGATGGCCAACTTGGTGCGCATGCTCAAGCAAGGCGTGTTCAACAGAGAAGACGTGCTGTATTTTGAAGACATGTTCACTCCCGGTATTGAAAGTTTGCCTTATATCTTTGATCAAATTCCCGCACAGTATCGACCCATGGTGGCAGTGCGTTGTCTAGCACAAAGCATTGATCCAGATGACTTTGTGCATGTGTGGGGCATGCAGCAGTGGATGGCCACATATGAACGCATGGTAAATGAATTTGCAGACATAATACTGGCCAGCAACGAAGAAATGGTCTCTCACATGCGCATAGCTGGATGGACAGCACCCATTTATAACATTGCTGGTTTGGCATTTGGACGAAGCGAAGTGCAAGGTCGAGTCAGTGAAATCAAGCCGTTTGATCAAAAACGCCCGCGTGTGGCATTTGCATCCAGATGGGATCAAGAAAAGAATCCTGACTTTTTCATGGACTTAATTGAAGCATGGTATCTCAAGCATCCCGGCAGCACAGTGGAGTTTGCACTGTTTTCAGGATCCAAGCTCAAGTCAAACAATGTGTCTTACATGGCACGAACTCAAGATCTTGCCCATCGAGGTCAATTGGCCATATACGAAGATCTCAAAAAGAACGAATACTATGAACTGCTGAACGATTCGCGAGTGCTGTTTAACTCTGCCAGCCAAGACTGGACTTCCAACACAGTGAGCGAAGCTGATGCACTGGGAGCAAATGTGTTGTTCCCAGCATATAGATCGTTTCCAGAAATATTTGCCAATGATGCTGAGCGCATGTATGTGCCCTGGTCCATGGATGATGCACTGGCCAAGCTGGAAAAACTGTTGCAACAGCCGCATGCCAACATGGGCAAGATCAGCACTTGGACAGATGGCACAGTGGATCGAATACTGGATATTTTGATGGGACAGGGCGAATGCTGGAATAGATCATCAACAGACTATAGAAAGTATTTGCTGGAAAACAAATACTAGTATACTATCGCAACACAATCCGGAAAGAAACACAGTGTTTAACTTTAACAATAATTTGTCCAAGAATACTGCTGCTAGAGATTTCAGTGTATCTCAGCAGGACTATGCTGTGTTCTTGCCCAGCATCAGTGCCATTTACGCTTATATTGTCAGCATGGACACATACAAAATGCGTGACCAGTTGCCAGCAGGATTGGCCAATGGATTGAAGGATCTAGATTTTCTTGATCCCATGAACAGCATGTTTTATTATCCTGCTGCACTGTACAGTGCTGGTCATGCAGTGCTGGATGTCAATGAATCGTACACTGCTGAACGCATGATACAACAGCGTGATCGTGCCAACACTGTGATGGTGGGTGATAGTGGAGGATTCCAAGCAGCAACTGGTGTGCTGAAATTTCCCTGGACTGCCAAGAAAAATCAGTCTGCACAAGACCATGCACAGGATCAAGATGCATTTCGCATGCAGATTCTCAAATGGTTAGAAGCCACTGCAGACTACAGCATGCTGTTGGATTGGCCGCCATTCAGCATGACCAAGGCAGGATTTGATCCCACCACTGGTATCAGTTATCATCCAGGCTTGAAAAGTTTTGCTGACTGCTTGAATGGCACACTGGAAAATCACAAATTCTTTATCAAACATCGCACTCCTGGTGCCACCAAGTTCATGAACGTGCTGCAGGGACTCAACATCACAGAGGGTGACATTTGGTGGGAAGCTGTAAAAGACTTGCCCTTTGAAGCTTGGGCATTTGGTGGATTTCAAGGACACAACTTTGCTTTCAACATTCGCAGACTCATCATCATGCGCGACACTGGATACTTGCAGGGTAGAGAATGGTTGCACTATCTTGGCAACGGCAAGGTCAAAGCTGCTTGTGCCATGACCACACTGCAGCGCACTTTGAGAAAGCATGTGGATCCAGAACTCACCATCAGCTTTGATGCTGCCAGTCCATTTGTGATGACAGCCAAGGGGCAAATCTACTATGGTCAGTTGCACTCGCCCAACAAGCTGGGATTCAAGGGCGGCAGCATGCCCGATGACAAAAATTTCAAAGGGTCCAAGCTGTTGCTCAATGACTGGATTGCACAAATGAGCGGTGCTGCTACAGATGTGCGTTCAAGAATGGGAGACAGTGTCTCGCTGGGAGACATCTGTGTGCGAGGTTATCAAGATCTTGAATACAAGAAAATTGCCTGGAGCAAAAAAGAACTGCAAGATGGCACATATGCTTGCAGTCCAGAAGCAGCAGCAAATGATCGATTCAAATGGACTCGTGCCTACAAAGAATATCTCACGCACAGTGTGCACAATGGAGGTGCATTTGATTTTGGTAATCAGGACTTTGCACTGGAATATGAAAAGTATCAAGTGAAATGGCCCAGCAGCATGGATGGATTCAGTTATTTGCTGGCCATGAATCACAACACTGAAATACACATCAATGCCATTCAAGCAGCTTGCCATTGGCAGGATCAACCACTTCATATAGCAACCAATTATATCCCACAAGACTTGTTGGAATTCAAAGATATTTGTGAAGAAATTTTCACAAGTGAAACTCCCATGGACATTATCAACAGACACGAAGTGTTGCTGCGCAACATCACGGGTATTGATGCCGAAATGAGCATGAGCATTGATTTGGACAGTTTGGCGTAGTACACTATATTTGATAACAAACAGGGAACAATAAACGCAATGAAACGCATGTACACACAGGGAGAGCACAGCGACACTGTGTTCTTTGTTGGTCGCGAAGTTGAACATACTCCTGCACATGGTGAAAAAACACTGTTTGTGGTGGGAGTGCATGTGCTGGATGCACACATCGAGGACATACTGCTGAGAGCCAAAATCAATAACTGCACCCACATCTATTGCGGTGCCAATCAAAGTTTTGTTCCCAGTTCTCACTGGGAGCACATGGTAACCCAGCTGCTGAAACAATTCTCAGGCATGGTCACACTGGATTTTGATCATGCGCACTGTGCCTGGGTCATTGAATCAGGCTTTTGTGAATATCAAAATTTTATACCACAACTGTCAATTAAATTGCCATATGCACAACTGCTAGGCTATAATGCTACTATCAAGATTGATGATGCTGGCTTCAATGCAAGCAATCCCGGAGTATGGTGTCATCAATTGCACAACCTAATGGATCGGGCACAATTCACTGCCTGGCAAGAATACAGCAAGGATGAAATTTTACCACCATGACCATCAGCAAAAAAACCGTCGAAGAACTCACCAATGATGAACTTGAAAACCTCAAGATTGAATTTTCTCCGGGCTGCTTTGACAGCTTTGAAGGCACACAGCAGCAGCTGGACGAGCTTGTGGAAGAAATCACTCGCATGATCAAATCTGGCGAGTTTGTCAATGGTTCGTCTAGCGAAATTGAATTCATTGAGCTTGATATCGAAGATGCAGAAGACTATTTGGATCTAGATCAGGGTAGAACCATTCAATGACCACAGTTGCCAACACTGCAGTTGTAGACACATCAAGAGAAAACTATGTTGCACGATGGCGTGCACTCAAAGATCAGTATGCCATGTACCAGGAACAAATAAATGCACTGGAAAGACTCAAGAGTGAAATTCACACTCGAGGTGCTGAACTGATAACACAGTACGAACACATGCGAGCCATCATCACCATCATGGCATTGGAAAACATTGACCCCGTGCAGGCTGAACTGCGGCATGGCACTGATGACATAGTTAAAAATTTGAAAACCAATGCCACAGGCGTCTACAATGGTATTGGACTAAATTCTTCAATCAACAACAATTTGTATGTGCCCAATCAGACACATAATTTATTTCACATCAGTGACATTTATTCACACAACAACCAACTTGACTCGGCCATTAGATATAGTTTGCAATCGCACACCATGTCATGCAACAATTCAATTAACAGATATCATCAAGGAAATCTTTAGACCATGACAGTACAACACACTCCCATTAGCGAAATCATTCGCAACAGACTGCTGAATTCTGACGACGACAGTAGATTTTTTGCCAATGACAATATTTCTCATGCTATCCTACCTGGTGAGCTTGATCAGCTGGTCGACGAAGTTGCTGAGCAAATGCAACATGTGCTAAAAAGCCTAGTGATTGATGTGGAAAACGACCACAACACCCGAGACACTGCACGCCGAGTGGCCAAAATGTATATCACGGAAACATTCAGTGGCAGATATCGTCCAGTGCCCACAGTCACTGCATTTCCCAACATGGGCTATAAAAGCTTGTACACCACTGGTCCCATCAGTGTGCGCAGCACATGTGCTCACCATTTGCAAAATGTGGTGGGCAAGTGCTGGGTGGGTATTGTGCCTGAGCATGATGTAATTGGTTTGAGCAAGTTCAATAGACTGGTGCATCACATTTGCGAACGTCCGCAAATTCAAGAAGAAATGACCACACAGATTGCCGAAGCACTGCAGGAATATGCCAAGACCGAGCATGTGGCAGTGGTGGTCAAGGCCGAACACTTTTGCATGACCCAGCGAGGTGTGCGCGAGCACGAATCAGACATGACCACTGCAATCATGCTGGGTGCATTCCTTAGTGATCCTGCTCTCAAAAAGGAATTCTATGACATTTGCCTGAGCATGAAGGGTCATAGATAAAGGTTATCAACATGCTGGATCTTGACAACAACACAGCAACACACAGTAACTTGGTGGTGGGCGGCGGGTACACGAGCACGGACATTTCATCCCTGTCCATGAGCACAAGTGGGCACACATCTGCCAACATTGTGAGCATACCATCAAGCACTGTGTATGCCGCAACTGGATCCATCAGTGCCGGTGGTATGAGTTTTAACAGCTCAACCACTAACATTGCCATGATTTCCATCCACAGCAATCGCAAAGACAAAGACGATGTGTTCATGGAAATCAACAATGCCTGCGGTAATCGTTTGCTGGAGATCACCAACAATGGGCAGGTACGCTGGCTGGGCAATGCTGGCGAAGCTGCCGACCATTTGGTAAAACAGCTCATGACCAGCATCAACAAACAGGCTGTGACCAATCGAGCTCGAGAACAATTTGAATTAGCTGTGGCCAAACAGCTATTATTGTTGGTAGAGTCTGCAGCATCCATGGATCAATTGCAGCAGCATCTCGAGGATATCATTTCTCAACATGAATCCCACATTGTTGAACGAATATTAACAGAACTATAAAAAGGAACAGTATGTTTGGTAAAAATGAAATTGTTGGATTAAAGTATTTCAAGGACCGTGCAGCAGATGTGATGTTTGTCACCAGCATGTTCATGACCTTGCAAGGCGAAGGACCATTTAGAGGAGAGCCAGCATTTTTTATTAGACTGGCCAAGTGCAATCTTGCCTGCAGCTTCTGCGATACCTTCTTTGATGACGGCGATTGGATGACTTTCGACGAAATTGAACAGGCTATTGACAAAACCATCAATGACTATTTTGATGGTGAAGTTCCAGCATATGCACAATACACCCTCAATGAGGATGCTCAGCATCGGCGACAGATGGTGTTGGTCATGACTGGTGGAGAACCCATGTTGCACACCAATATTGGTGCATTTTTATCACGCATGGAACAGGTGTTTGCGCACACTCAAATTGAAAGCAACGGCACACTGGTACAAGACATTCCCAACAGCACAGTGCTGGTGGTGAGTCCCAAGTGTGCTGAAAAAAATGGTGTAGTGCTCAAGTATTTGGTACCCAAGGAAGAAATGTTAGCACGTGCCAGCTGTCTCAAGTTTGTGATGTCAGCTGATCCCACAAGCCCCTACAGCAGCATACCAGACTGGGCACATGAGTGGCAAGTGGCCACTGGTAAACCAGTTTATATCAGTCCCATGAACATGTATAATACTCATCCACAGCGCAGCAAGCAGTTGAGGTCTGAGAAAAACAGCATAAGTATTCAAGAACGCAGCACAGTTGACGAAGTGATTTCTTTTTGGGAACCAGGTTTGTTGAACATGCAGGAAAATCAGCTCAACCATGAGTACACTGCAAGATTTTGTGTACAACATGGATACACGCTGAATCTTCAGTTGCAACTGTATGCAAGTTTGGCCTAAAAGGAAACACACATGCCCGTAAGAAAAAACCTAATACCATTTGCATGGTTACCAGCCAGTTGGGGATTGAGAGGGCGCAGCCGTGCCATTGCTGAAGCTGAGTATGAATATGACGGTATTGACCTAGATCGCAAACTGGTGGAAATTGAGCATGCACATGACCCCCAGCAGCTGAAAAAGTCTCTTGCAGCCATAGATTGCAAACATGGCATGATCAGCAGCTATGAGCGAGACATAGTTGCAGCCGAAGTTGAGCATGCACAGGATCCTGCTGCATTGGCCATTGCCAAGATCAAGATTGGCTTGCAGCATCAAAAAATCACTCAGTATGAACATGATCAACAGCTGGCAGAGATTGAAATTGCTGATGAGCAACAGCGCAAACTGGCTCAGTTGGCAATTGATCTCCGGCACGAGCGCATCAGTGAACAACAATATGAGCGCAAGGTCAGCGACATCAAAGAAGAACCCTGGGTGGCCATGCCACGCATCAGCTGGGACCCTGTGGACAGCAGCAAAACCTTTCTTGAAATTGACTACAATGACCATTTTGTTGAGCACTTGAAAGCCAATGGTTATCAAGGCAGTGAAACACAAATCATTGACACATGGATCAACGATGTGTGTTCTTCAGTGGCTAACGAAATGAATCACATGTCCACAGCTGACAACTTTGTCACAACTGGTAAACGAGCCAAAGCAACAGACAGCGGTTTTACTGAGCATCATTGATAATAAAATACCACAGTACCAATACCAATATCCAACATTGCATTTGATACTGGTACATGTTATACTTTATTAAATAACTCAACCATGGCGCACAGTGCAAATGACTCGTTACATACTGATTGACACACAAAATTTATTTTTGAGAATACGGTTTGGTGTGAGAGCGCCAGACATTGACAGTCAGGTGGGCATGGCCCTGCACATTATTTTTCAAAGCATCAAAAAGGTGTGGAATCAGTTTGACAGTGACCATAGACATGTGGTGTTTTGTCTTGAAGGACGATCCTGGCGTAAAGACGTTTATAAACCCTACAAGGCCAATAGACGAGTTGCTGCTGCGGCCCGCACAGCTAGAGAAGTTGAAGAAGACACTGTGTTTTTTGAAATCATGGATCAATTCATTGCCTTTGTTCGAAACAAAACCAATTGCACAGTGTTGAAGCATGTGGAAGCCGAAGCTGATGACATGATTGCTCGATGGATACAGTTGCACCCTGACGGTAATCATGTGATCATCAGCACTGATAGTGATTTTCAGCAGTTGATTGCCGAAAACGTCATGTTGTACAATGGCATTGCAGGATTGCTGTATACCAAGCAGGGCATCTATGACACAGATGGCAAAATTGCCAAGAACAAGCATGGTCAAGACCTACCTGTGCCAGATCCAGAATGGATACTGTTTGAAAAATGCATTCGAGGAGATCCTGGTGACAATGTGATGAGTGCATATCCCGGTGTGCGCAAGACCCGATTGCGAGAAGCGTTTGATGACCGTCACAACAAGGGGTATGCTTGGAACAATCTCATGCTGAGCAAGTGGGTTGATCATGAGCAACAAGAACATCGTGTGCGAGACTTGTATGAGCGCAATCGCATGCTGATAGATCTTGCTTATCAACCCACTGATCTTGTGGACAAGTTTGATTTGCACATCATTGAATCCAGCAATCAACCCTTGAATCAACAGGTGGGCATTGCACTGCTGAAATTTTGCAATCAGCATGGATTGGTGAGAATTGAAAAAACCATTGGTGAATTCAGTGCATGTTTTAGTACACCCTATCAAGGACATCTCAAACACACAATAACCAGCTGAATTCTACCAATGGTTAAACAAATTGGTATGTTGCGTAAATAATACTGCAAAAGTAAATCGCAAAATTGAGTACGCAACAATGTCCAGCAATCACATTGAAAACTTTGTTATATCAAATCTTGACACCATTCTCAAGGTTGTGCCAGCTGTGGCTGGTGTTGTGGCTGCCTTGTTCAACCCTCAAGTGAGAAAGTTATTTGATTTTATAATTACCCCAACTGTGTCAGTGTTCAAATGGTTGTTTTACCCATTTAGACTGCCATTCATCATCATGCAGCAAAACACACAGATACTCAAAGAATTGTATCCCAATGGCGGAGGCAGCTTGCGAGATGCCATCAACCAGCTGAACATGCGACAAACCATGATCAATGATCGTTTGCTCAACATCATGGACCATGACAAAACTCCCATCTTTGAAACTGATGCTGGTGGTTCCATTGTGTGGGTCAACAATGCCTATATCATTGTGACCGGTCGTCCCATGCAAGAGCTGCTGGGTTACGGTTGGATCAATGGAGTATACGAACCCGATAGAGAGCGTGTGAGCACTCAATGGGATCTAGCAATTGATGAGAAACGCACCTTTGAATTGACATATTCTTATCAAAACATTGACGGATCAGTATACACTGCATTTGTGCGAGCAACACCAGTGCGCAGCAGCGGACAATTGGTGGGCTGGACTGGATATGTCACACTGCTGGATGTGAATCCTCCAGAAAGCGGGCAACCCACTGAAGCAGTGACCTATTCCATACAGCATCTCAACATTGTGAAAAGCGGCAAAAAAACTGCTGACTAAAAAACTGTCTTGCATGATATATTTTATCAACGTGTATAAATACATACATGATAAAACTCTCTCTAATCAATGCAATGAAGATTTTTTATGCAAGTAATTTTCACTTGTATTACAAAACACATACTGCACATTTTAATGTAAGCGGCATGTTCTTTGAAAGCTTGCATACACTGTTGAACAATCAATACACTGACTTGCAGGAAAACATTGATACTATTGGTGAAAAAATACGTCAAATGGATGTTTTCGTTCCTGGTAGCATAGCATGGATTCTTGAGCACAGTGTGTTTGAAGAGTTTGACAAGGTCATGAGTGCAAAAGATTATGTCACTGCACTGTATCATGACAACGAACGCATGATCATGTTGCTGGAACATGTGTTTGATGCAGCCAACAGCGAAAACAATCAGGCCATTGCCAACTATGTAAGTGAACGATTGGATGCACATCAAAAAAATCGATGGATGTTGAGAACTACCTTGAATCCGGTAAAATTTTAAGTTAGACTGTGTCTAGCATTAGGACTATACCGTACTACTAGAACTACAGCAGTGTAAGAAAGGTATAATCGTGCTATGACCACTTTCGATGAACTTGACTCCCGCTGGGCACCATTTAGAATCATGTCAGTGATGAAACTGGGACACAGTCAAACTCTAGATCAAGCTAGTCGAGTGTGGGGATGGTTTTTCTACAACACTGCACACACTGTTTCTAAATTACATCATCGGCCCGCCTGTTACACTTTTTGGGGTTACACCAATACCAAGTTGAATTTTTCATGCCACCATGTGTACGATGGTCATCGCATGCAGTGCATAATTGATAAAAAAATAACAAACAACTATGTCAACTGCAGTCTCAACGAAGTGATTGAATTTTGGCCAGAATTTCAAAACCACTTGCGAGAACACTTTTTAGCAAGTATAATGTCAGAGAAAGTGTTTCTACTTAGATCAAAAGATTTAATATAAAGTTTGACCAACATGTCCAAAATTGCACAATCCAAGACCTCACACCAGATCATTCATACTCACATCTCCAAGCTGTATTACAACCAGTATGCATACAGAGTGATGCTGAGGTTTGACACCAAAAAGGATTGCCGCCGTGCAACGAGTGACCTTGCTTGTGCCATGTCCGGCAAACAATATCGCACCATGTGCTCCAGAGTTGGCAGTAGACAGAGTACCAGATACAATCTCACAGCTTATTTGCTGGACCAGCAGGATCACGACCATGTGATAAACCTGTTTGCCAGCAATGTTTGTCAACACAGTACTCCATATAATAGTCAACAACTTGTTGATCTCAAAACACGACCCAACATACTGTATAGAAAAAGCTTTTTTTACAACAAATACCGCTATCGCATCAGTTTCAAACGCACACGCATGAATGGTCAAGAATCAGCCAGCATGGGTTTGCCTCCACCATCAAGCTACTTTGCCAATCTAACTCATTTGAGTTTTTATTCTGGCGGCCACAGTTATCATTGGTATCTCAACAGCATAAAAGATCACTATACCACTGATGAAATAAAATGGCATCCAAATTACTACAAATACAAGCAATTTGAACACCATCACAATCAATGTCTTTATACATCAGATCAAGGCATTGTGATGCAATGTTCCATGAGTATTCCCGAATACATCAACAAAATAGATGAAGTGTTTTTGGTACCATAAATATCAAGAACAGTTCTTGATCGTGGACCAACATGCAACTACCAACATGGATTACAACCGGTAATCTTGGCACATATTCAAATAGCTACAATTTCAACACCAACAATTTGGTGTTGACTTACGATGCCAGTGATGTTGCCAAGGTCAAGCTATTGAATGGATCCATACCCAGTGGGTTGGTAGCCGATGTAACACCTGGCCAAATCACCATTACTGGACAGAGCAATCAGACTGAGAGCAGCAACAACGAATTCACATATCGCATAACCGACCAGGGCATGATTGCTGATAGAACATTTCAGCTACAATTGGTCTCTGCAAGTCCAGTGCCCAACTGGAGCAAACAACCAAGATTTTTGGGATATGCGTACAGCAATCAACATGATGCTCAATTTCAAGTTACAGCTGAAGTCACTGGCACCCTGCCAATCACATACACGCTTCTACCGGTAGTACCGGGCACTACCTTGCCAACTGGCATGAGCATCAACAGCAAGAGTGGTGTGATCAATTATTCTCCCGGAGTGGTATTTTATGACGAATTGGTCACAGTAGTAGTGTCTGCCACCAGCGGCAACAGTGTGGCCAACATTGAATTGAGCATACAGTTGTTGTCTGTTCCGCATGCACCGGTGTGGAGTACACCCAGCGGCAACTTGACCACAATTCAACGTTCGAGATTCATTCAGCTTCAGCTGGAAGCTTTTAGTCCTGGTGTGGTCAATTCGGTTGCACAGTCTTCTGTGCATTATTTTATATCGTCTGGTGCATTACCTCCAGGACTGTCACTGACATCAAGTGGATTGATACATGGATATACTCCCACCGTATACGGCGAAACTGTTTATAATTTTTCAGTAACTGTCTCAAACAATGTGGGTAGTGCAACTGAATATTTTTCCATCACAGTTGTGGTTGGAAATATTTCGGCTATATTTGCATGGAACAGCAGCACCACTGATTTTGGCACTGTCACTGATGGCAACATCTATGTGTTTGATGCCGGCGCCGCCAGTGCTAGAACCAGGTTGATCAATTACAGCCTCACTGGTGGCATACTGCCCATGAACATGACCTTGGACCCCATACAGGGTAAAATATATGGATATGTGGAATTCCACACTCGTGACCGAGATTATGTGTTTGAAATCACAGCATCTGACGGGGTTGACCGTTTGGTACGACAATACAGAATCACTGTGGTGCAACGTGCATACGATCAATATCTCACTGTGAGCATCCCTCTCAGTGGCAGCAATCTTAAAAATCTCTGGGCAGGAGATATTGGTGCAATCATGGACACTCGCATCATGATTCCCAACAGTGATGTAATACCGGGCATTGTCAATTACCCTGAACTAACACTGATCAGTGGCTTGAGTTATGCCAATCAAAACATTGATGATCTTTACAACAACATCAAATACACACTGAAACCCATCACTGTGTCCATGGGACAGGTCAGCAACAGTGCAATTATCCACAATCAGAGCAGCATATATCGAGAAATCGCTGATCCTCAATCACTGGGCATGGACAATGTGGTGATTGATGGTAACACAGTGTCCATATCCAGTTTGCACAACTGGCGCAACAGCATCAGTAAATTTTTACCATATGTAGCCAGTGGTTTGGGCACAGCAGCCAGATTGTCTCCCTTGATATCTGCCGGGGACGGCACCATAACTTCAGTATATGTGGTCGAAACAGGATATGGTTATTATTATCCCCCGCAGCTGACTGTGCAGGGCACAGGCACAGGTGCTGCATGCACATGTGACCTCAAAGTGGTTGCATATCAAAACATCGTGAGCGAGCAAGGCTGGGTGGTCGGCGACACAGTGTCCATAACATTTGGCAGATACACTCGTGCTGCAGTGTTGAAGGTTTCAAAAGTGGACAACATTGGCAATATCGTTGCATTGGAAATTCTTGATGGCGGCGCATATACTCAATTCCCACAAGGATCAAAAACCATCATACGCAACAACACTGGATACACCTGTTTGGTGCAGTTGCAATTGGGCATCAACACTGTGACAGTAACAACTGCAGGTAGTGGTTACGCTGTGGACAACACCACTGTGGATGCACTGGGTAGAGAATTTTTACCCAATTGGACCAACAGCTGGATACCGTATTTGCCCATTGCCACCATTAGCAGCAGCAGTTTATCCACGTTTGCTGAAAACAATGTATACAACAACACGCATGACCTAGATGGTCAGCTGTGGCCCATCAACAGTGCCATAATTGATCTACAGGGTCGTACCTGGCTGGGCGATACCGAGTTTGACTGCAGCTTTGATAACGACAGTACTCATTTGTCAGATTCCAGAGAACCAATGGAAACAGTGTTTGACCAAAATCAGTTGGTGTTTGATCACACCCATACCACATTTGACACACAGGTACATGCTGCTCTCACAGTTTATGATGCATGGAGCACAGTGGTGGTAGATCACACTGTGCCCATCGTGGACATGAACCAAACCATATTTGACTTGGCAAGTCCTGCATTATACAGTCAAACCCGATTGAGAAGAATAATCACCTTCTAATCTAGCTTGGTAAGTCGTATACCACTGGCTGGTAGTTGCTGCTGTTGAGCTCAATGATTTCACTGATGATGTTCCAGTCCCCACCTCCAAGTCCTGCTCCAATCCTGGGCATGGCTATTTCGGTTACTTCCCAGTCCATGACCTTGTGATCAATGGTGCAAAAAACCTTGTCAATGGCTTCATAATCCACATAGCATTGACCATCACGACCAAAACCATGCTGGGTAATGCAGTTGAGTAATAGCTTGTTGTCCATGGTTCTCACTGGAATGACTTCACCGAGCGATAATCCAAAGGTTTGATACCTGAGATGGTAAACTTCGTATACATTGGGCCAGCGGCTGCGAACATCGCGTGCTACACCCGAACCCATTACTCCCTGTGCATTGCAGCCGTGTGCAATGGCAATTTGGCTGGCATCACAAACATTACCAACTTCGTATCTGATTTTCATCACACGGCCTCCAATGCAGTATAACTATTCAATACGAGCTTACAATATTGCGCCTGTTGTGGTCAAGTAGAAATTCAAGGTTAAATAACAGCAGCAATTGTAATCTTGGAAAACTTATTCACATGAGAAAATATATCACCATCATTGAAAGTGCTATAAAAGGGTGCCCTGTTGCTACTCAGAACATTGATACCAATTTGGAACATCGTCAAAAGGCAATTGATCACTACTATTACGGTCCAGCCAATCCTCTCAAACCAGGTGCATATTGGCAACAAGCTGCCAAACGATGGAAAGTTAACGAAAGCACTGCTCGCAGCATGACCTGTGGCAACTGTGCTGCATTTGATGCAAGCGACAGCATGCGCAAGTGCATTGCTCAAGGCATTGAGGGCGATGAGAAAAATATTGATGCAGCAGCCACTATCAATCTCAGTGACCTTGGTTATTGTAACTTTTTGCATTTCAAGTGTGCAGGATCTAGAACCTGTTCAGCTTGGGTGGTGAATGGACCAATTACTGAAAAAGACAAAAACAAGAAAGTCAACTAGCACATGAAACACATTAGAGAAAAGTGGACCAAAAAATACAAGCGCAGCATTGATTGCAGCCATCCACGTGGATTTTCGCAAAAGGCTCACTGTGCAGCAAGACGTGCCAGACGTGCACATCGCAAGACCACTAGCCGCAGTATCACTGAATCCAGTCCCTTGACCTTTGCTGGCAGTATCACACGAGACTTGATCATGAGCAAGATTTGGCTGTGCCAGCAGCTGGAGCACACTATGCACCAGCGCCATATCAGCAAATTGAATTCAATTTATATACTGGGCAGCTGGTACGGCAACATGAGCATGCTGTTGATAGCAAGACATCTGGCATTTAAAAAAATCATCAATGTTGATACCAATTCCAGTTGGCAAGAAACCAGCCAATATCTACTGCACGAATTGGGATTTGGCGAGCATGTGGTGCAACACATGAATCAGGATGCCAATACCATCAACTATACACAGCTGAAAACACCCAGCTTGGTGATCAACACCAGTTGCAATGACATTGTGGGACATGCATGGTTCGACCATATACCAATGGGTACCATGGTTGCATTGCAATCAAGAGATCAAGTGCCAGCACATGTCCAACAATGGCATTCACTTGATCAGTTTGCAACGGATTTCCCTTTAACAAAAACACTGTTTGCTGACCAGATTCAACTGCAGGATCCTGAAGTTAAATACACTAGATACATGATAATAGGTATAAAATGAAAAAACAGTTGCTGGTTGAACAAAACATCACTGGACTGCTTAAAAGCTTGGTCAAAGAAAGCATTGTGGATATAGCATTTATTCTTGGCTATATTGTTGCATATTTCAAATTGAAAAAACATGCAAACCCCTTTGATCCAGGTAGCCACAGTGCCAAGTCCTGGGACAAGGGATATGAGCAAGGAGCCGACGATGCACATCCAGTTGAAGAACCCATGCACGAAAGCTGGAGAAACGATTCTCATGGCAGTGAAATGGCTCGATTGCAGTTGCGCAGCATCATGGCAAATGCTCAAAAATTACACGACATGCTGCATGATCAAGACCATATACCTGACTGGGTGGAGTCCAAGATCACCTTGGCTGATGATTATATTTTAACAGTTGGTGATTTTCTCTCCCACAGCGACGACACTCGCACAACACCACCAACAGCAGCAGCGGATTCTTCTACCACTATCATGGAAAAGGTTGAACCCATAGATCGAGCACTGTGGGGACGTGCAAAAGCCTGGGCCAAGAACAAATACGATGTTTATCCCAGTCACTATGCCAATCTAGGTGCAGCTGGATGGTACAAGCGTCACGGCGGTAAATGGCGCACTGTTAAAAAATGAAACTGTTTCAGCTGTTTGCAGAATCCACACTAAACGAAATATCCTTGGTTGGAAATTTTGCCGATCAAGACAGTGAGCACATGATTCGAGAGCTCATGAACTCCGCCGGCAACGACTTTGTATACGTGGATCAAATTGGATCCTATGAGCTGTATGTGGAAAGATCGCAATGGCCTTTGAAAAAATATCTATTTGATCGTCAGCATGTGGTGTTTTATCTAAGCGATCACTGGGGCAATCCAGTGGGGGTAATATTGCTTGCACACTGGGATAACCGAACCTATAGAATTTCCAATATTCAATTGCGAGCACATGTGCGCCGGCAGGGAATTGGTTTTGGCTTTTATAGATACATACTGGATCATGGATTTAACTTGGTATCTGACCATGATCAAACACAAGGCAGTCAAGCCATATGGAGCAAACTGGCTAGATTTTATCCAGTGTATGCTGTGCAATATCATGATCACAAGCCCACCTACAC